GGCCACGCGTGAGAAATCACCGGTGATCACGTTACTTTTCGGACTGGCAGATGGTTCTGGCTCGGCCAGCGAGTCCGCGACAGCATCGGCGATCTTCTGCTGGGCTTCTGCGCTCAATCCCTTCTTGTGCTTCTGGAGCATCGCCATTACCGCGGCCGCTGCGGCTTCCTTGGGGTTTTCGGTGCTGGACGATGCTTGCTCTGCATCTGCTCTGTCGTGAAGGCGGTCCATCCAGCCGTGCGGCAGGTTCTCGATGCTCTCAATTCGCCGGGCAACATCATCGCCCAGGTTTTTCTCGGTCCGATCCGACAGGATCTGGCTCAAGTGTGCCGGTGCCATTTCCCAGCGTTGCGCACACGCGCCTTTCCGGCGACTGCCGATCAGCGAGACGAGATTTTTCTTGCGGATTTCGTAGATATCCATAGCTAAATTTTGCCACCTTTTAGCTTGGTGCTAAATGCGCCTCAAGCTAAAAATCCTTGCTGCGATATTAGCCAAGCGCTAAATTAGCTCCTGTCTCGAACAGGAGAGCTTCGACATGAACAACCATCTGCGCGACTGGCTGGCCAGTAAGACAGCCGAGGAGCGCGAATTTATTGCCAGGAAGGCCGGCACCACTGTCGGGCATCTCTGGCAGTTGGCCGGCGGACACCGAAAAGCGTCTGCCGAGCTGGCGGAACGGCTCCAGGATGCATCCCGCGGCGAGATCACCATCGCAGGGCTTCGTCCTGACTTTGTGGCACTCGCCCACAAAGTCCTGCAGGGAGTGGCCTGAAACCATGGCCACGACTCAATTGAGCCAGGAGCAAGCGACACGGGCACGCAAGAACTACAGCCAGATCATGCAGAGGCTTGCATCGGTCGGTAACGCTGCCGTCGCGGCTGCGGTGGGTGTCGACGAATCGACAATCAGCCGAATGAAGCCGGAGAAATTCCAGGAGTTCTCGCAAATTCTGGCCGTGCTCGATCTGAAGATCGTCCCGACCGAAGCACGCTGTTTCAACGAGAAGGAGATCGAGGCAATCCTGCAGATTGCCAAGACGCGCATGGAGCAGTTGGAGGGAATCCATCAGTTGGAGTGGGACTGATGGAAGGTTTTCTGCGCGCACAAAAAACCCCGGATCAGCTTGGGGCCACCGGGGTTTTGTTGAGGCAGCGCACGACTAGCAATCAACGAGGTGAATTGTGACCAACATCGTTTCACTACGCAACACCGGGGGGTATACCCGGATGGACAACGAGCTGTACGAGGCTCTGATCGGCGCCGATCTGTCCGGGCGCGAGCTGCGTGTCGCCCTGGCGGTTCATCGTCAAACTGCGGGCTACAACGTGCAGGAGGCCCGCATTGCGGCTTCCTACATCGCTGAGATGGCGAACATCCACCGCGAGGACGTGTCTCGGATCATCTCCGAACTTCTGCGTCAGCGTGTCGTGTATCGCACCGGAGGCAGCCGTAGCCCGATGGGCATCGCTCCGGTTTCAGAGTGGAAAATCGACAGCAAGAACACCCGGAGAAATGACAAGCAGAAAGCGCCACAGTGTGGCGTTTCCACCACTTCCAAAGTGGCGTTCTTACCACACAATAAAGACAGTAAAGACAATCTAGTTCCTTCGGAACTTGTCGCCGCTGCCGCTGCGACCGATGCCGAGACGGTCGCTGTCGCTCAGGAGCAAGAGCCCACTCCGGTTCCTGTCCAACCCGCGCCGAAGGCGCAAGATGACCGCATCCCCTACGCCGAGATCGCCAAGCTGTACAACACGATCTGCGGCCACGTCCTGCCCAAGTGCAAGAGCCTGACCGACAAGCGCCGGGCGGCCATTCGCGGCTGCTGGAACCTGACCTTCGGCGGCAAGAAGGTTTTCCGCGATATGGATTTCTGGGAGGGGTATTTCAACGACGCAGCCGAGCACCCGTTCCTGACCGGCCAGCGCACCAACTGGCGCGCCGATTTCGACTTCCTGACTCGCGCCTCTGCTGCCGTGAAGATCCTGGAGGGTGGCTATGACCGCTGAGCGTCCTCTGATCGCCATGGAGGCTGAGCACGGCGTCCTTGGGGCCCTGATGCACGAGCCAGAGCAGTGCGAAGAGATCGGCGCCTTTCTGTCGCCGGCGGACTTCTCCTGTGAAGACCACGCGTTGCTGTACTCCATGATCCTGGCTTGCCACTCGAAGAAGATGCGCCCTGACTCGATCACACTTTCGGAGATCCGCCCCGAATTGCCGAGCGGCGAACTGACCATCGTCTATGCCTCGGAGATCATGCGGGACGTTCCGAGCACCGCCAACGGCAGTCACTACGCTCGGATCGTGCTGGAGCGCTCGCGGGCCCGCAGGCTGTACGAGGTAGGCCAACAACTGATGGAGTTGGCCCAGCAGCGCGGCAGCATCTCCGAGCAGGTAGCCAGGGCTCAGCAATTGACCATGGATCTGGTAGCCCACGAAGAGCGGCCGGACGTTGTGACGCTGCGCGAGGCGCTGGCCCCCGTGTTCGACGAAATGGAACAGCGCTGGACTGGCGAGCAGGCTGTCGGCCTGGATTTCAATCTTCCTGACCTAGACAAGGTCGTCCAAGGGCTGCGCCCAGGCAACCTGGCGATCATCGCTGGCAGGCCAGGCACCGGCAAAACCGTACTGGGGGTAGGCCTGGCTGACCACATCGCGGTACGCAAGGGCGGATCTGCGCTGATCTTCTCGCTTGAGATGGGTCAGGCTGAACTGGCCAAGCGCTCGCTGGCCTCAATGGCTGGCGTGGCTCAAGGCCTGATCGACTCAGGCGCCGCCCTGAATGACGACGACGCCATCACCCGCATGACTGCCGCCGTCGCCAAGATGAACGACGCAGACGTGCGCATTTGCGACAAGGGAGCGCTGACCTTCAGCCGGATCTGCTCCATCGCTCGCTTCCAGCACCGGGCCAAGCCGCTCGATCTGATTGTGATCGACTACCTCGGCCTGATCGCCACTGAGCAGAACAGCAAGCACCAGAACCGGAACCAAGAGCTTGGCGCGATCAGCCGCGGCCTAAAGGCTCTGGCCAAGGAGTTGGGTATCCCGATTGTCGCCCTGGCTCAACTGAACCGCAGCATCGAGAGCCGCTCCGACGCAAAGCCGAAGATGAGCGACCTGCGCGACTCCGGCGAGATCGAGCAAGACGCCGACGTGATCATCATTGCGCACCGGGACATGAACAGCGAGCGCGGCCAGAACGGCATCACTGAAATCGATGTCGTGAAGTGCCGGCATGCCCGCCCGGACTTCTGTCTGCTCCAGTTCCAGGGCGAATTTGCCCGGTTCGTGAGCTGTGCCCAGCAGCGCGAGGAGCAGCAGGAAACCGCCAGCCGCCCGGCCCGCAAGTCGGCCCGCTCGATGACGGAGGCGTTTTGATGATCCTCCCCGACCAAGAGCAGCAACGCCGCTGGCGAGCCCTCCGCGACGAGACCAAGCGCAAGCAGGCCGAGTCTCGCCGGCAGCGCGCCGAGCGGATCCGCGCCGAAATCGAATCTTTAGAGGCCCTCAAGGCCGAACACGCCGCCGCCGTCGAGGCGCTGATGAAGAAGGAGGCCAGCCATGGCTGAGATAACCATCACCGCTGGCCGGGCAGCCTGGAAGCAAGGCTGGGGCAAGGCGCCTTTCCACGGCATGAAGGCCCATTACTTCACCGAGGTGTCCTCGGATGCCATCGGTACTCACGGCAGGCATCGCTTCTGGGTGGCCGCATGCGGCGCAGAGGCGGTCACCCACGACAAAGCCCCGATGTTCGAGCCGGGGAACTGGCCGCGCTGCAAGCGGTGCGAAGCCAAGAGGGAGGCCAGGGCATGAGCAACCAATCCAAGCGCACCGACAAGCCGCTGGAGGTCGCCAGGGTGCGTCCGAAGCTCTCCAGCATGTCCTTCGGCGAGCTGATCGAGAGCCTCAAGAAAGGCGTCGACATCGAAGAACTGCGGAGGGCTGAGCGTGGCTGACCTGAAACTGAGCAACGGTGCTCGCGCTGATATTCGCCGTGATGCCGAGCGGAATGCTGAGGGCGCTACCGTTGGAGACACCTTGCGGCTGCTTGATGACTGCGAGGCCCTGATCGCCGAGAACGAGGCGCTGAAGGCTGAAGCCGGGGAGTGCTTTGAAGACGCGCTAAGGCATGCCAGGGCTGCAGATGAACTGGAAGTCGAGCGCGACCCGCTCAAGGCCGAGCTGGAGCGGGTGAGGAAGGATGCGGAGCGCTACGCGTGGCTGCGTGAGCGCGGGGATGCATGCCAGTGGATGAACATCATTCGAGTGGATCCGGAAGATTACGACAGCCTGGACGCTGCCATCGACGCCGCGATGGGCAAGGGTGGTGGTCAAAACGGCTCAAAAACAGCCGAAACCCGCGCCAGTGCTGGGCTTGAGGGTGGTGCTGAAGGTGGCAAGGGAGGGCGCGCAGATGCGTGACCAACTCGCCCAGCGCCGCAAGCGCAAAGACCCCAAGCATGTCCTCTTCCGCGTGGAGCGCGTGACCACTGCCGCCGGTGAGGTGATCGGCGCCCTGGTGCCGCGCTTCGCCACCGACCGCCGGCTGATGCGCGAGCGCGGCTACAAGGTCGGCGACGACCTGCGCGCCGAGCTGAGCAAGCCCCGCATCCTCGGCCAGCACCGCAAGGCCCACCTGCTCGGTGGCCTGGTGGTCGCCCAGGTGGAGGGCTTCGAGGGCCTCGACCAGCACAGCGCTATCAAGCGTCTGCAGCGCGAGTCAGGCATCTGCTGCGACGTGGAGCAGATCGACGCGGCGCCGGTGGTGAGCGCGATCCTGGCTGCTGCCGAGTCGCTGCTCGGCGCCGTGGCCACCCGGATGCTCAAGGCCGTGCTGCCTGAGATCAAGACGATCGACGTGCAGGTGCCGCGGTCGCTGGCCTTCGACCAGATGGAGCAGGCCGACTTCGAGCGCTTCTACGCCGGCATCTGCGCCCACCTGTGCGAACGGTACTGGCCGAACCTGACCCCCGAGGAAATCGAAACCATGGCCGAGCTGATGGAGCGGGAGGTGGCTGCGTGACCAGAGAAGAGAAAGCGCACCTCGACCGAGTGCAGGCCCTGGGCTGTGTCGCCTGCTACCTGCAAGGGCTGCCTGGAAGCCAGGCGGAAATCCATCACCCGCGGGCAGGTACTGGACTGGCCCGCCGGGCGAGCCACTTCGACGCCATCCCGCTGTGCCCGCCGCACCATCGCGGCACCAAGCACCCCGCAGTACCCAGCATCCACCTGGCCAAGCGGGCATTCATCAACCAGTTCGGCACCGAACAGGAGCTGCTCGAACTGGTGCGCAGGAAATTGGAGAAAGTTGCATGACGCTGGCCGAGTTCGTGGCCTGGAACCGCAGGCTGCTGGAAGAGATGGGGCTGATACCGAAAGAGCGGGAGGAAGCATGAAAATCTCACCGATAGACCTGAAGGCACTCAACGGCGATGACGACTACCGACTCATTGAACTTGGCCTCATTGCCTCCGGAGAAGCGCGCGGAGATCGAGGCGCACAAGGCGCAGTGCTTGGACCGGTACCGGCAGGCCCTGGATCTGGCCAGCAGGATCTACCTGCAGAGGCGGGACAAGGGCAACAAGTGGCGGATGTGGGCCGAGAGGGAACTGGCAGCGCACCCGGAGCTGGAGCGCGAGGCACGGGCGAAGCTCAACCGGTTGATGAAGGGGAAGGGCGGTGATCGAACTTGAGCTGCCGTGGCCGCCCAAGGAGCTGAGCCCGAATGCCCGCACCCACTGGGCGAAGCGCAGCAAGGTGGCCAAGGATTACCGGACTGCCTGCCACCTGCTGGCCAAGAAGGCTGGTCTGGCTGCCCCGGTGGGCAGGGCCCTGCTGCTGCTGGAGTTCGTCCCGCCAGACAGGCGCCGACGCGATGACGACAACATGCTGGCCAGCTTCAAGGCCGGTCGTGACGGCCTGGCTGATGCGCTGGGCATCGACGACAGCCGCTTTGTGACGAAGCTGCAGGTGAGCCAAGAGACGGTGGCCGGCGGCGCGGTGCGGGTGCGGATTTCTGAATTTGTGGAGGGGGAAGCGGCATGATCTATCCG